TCAGAATAAATCCATGGCTTTTTTATCTTCTTCGATGTTCCGAATTTCAAAGAAATGAAAATAGACTTTCTGTGTGATAGCGATATTTGCATGCCCTAAACGCTGACTCACATACGCGGTATCGATACCCGAATTTATAAGATAGCTGGCATGGGTATGGCGCAATCCATGAAATGTAATCTTAGGTAATTTATTATCACGAATGATTTTGTCTAAGCGTTTAGTGACTCCCTCAGCTAGAGTATTTTGCCATAGCTCGGTATTACCTGTTTCGAATATATACTGTTTTAATTTATCAAAGAATTTCGGGCTTACAGATATAACGCGGTTCGAATTTTTTGTTTTAGGGGGAGCGCTCGTGAATGGGCGTACTAGGGTACGCGTCTTGTTTACTGAAACGGTGTGATTCTCTATATCAATATCTTCCATGGTTAAGGCCATTACTTCGCCCAACCGTAAACCAGACAGGGCAGATAAATAAATAGCTAAGTTGTATAAATCTAGGTCAGACTTTTCTAATAACTGCATTAATCTTTTAAAGTCATCTAATTCTAAAAATTTCAACTTGTCTTCTTTAGTCTTTTCAATCTTGTATTTAAGACGGTAGGTTGGGTCTTGAGAGATAATACCATCGTGAAATGCCTCTTTTAGGCACATGGTGGTGTTTATGATTAGTAACTTCACCGTGGATGTTTTACGTGTCTCTGATAGCGTATCTACGTATTTTTGAAGCACAGGACGTGTGATTTCTTTCAGTTTATACTCGGATAAATGTCGCTCTGCCCAACGAAAAGCTACTTCGTGACTAGCAATAGTTCTTGAATTGATTCCGCTCTTTAAATGACGATCTAGCCACTCCGAATAGAAGTCTATAAATAGCGTGTCGCCAGTGGTATCGAAATTGTTTTTCGTCAGTTCCGCCAACTTAGTTGCTTCATAAGTACGCGCTTCAGCTTTCGTCCTTAATGTCTTTGTATGACGTTGCTTTACGCCGTTAACGGTATAATTAATCTTAACTTGATACTTGTCACCTCTTTTAGTTATCGGCATTAGTTTAAACCTAACCTTTCGTTAATAAAATAGAGTAGTTTAAAGACATACTCAGGTCTGGTATAATTACCTTCGTGAGTAAATCACGTTCATAACGCATATCCTTCAGTTTGGCGACGGGGGGATATGCGTTTTTTTATTTGTTTAATAATTCTTGCTTTTTAATTTCAAATTCATCCGAGGTGATAATACCAGCATCTAATAATTCTTTAAACTTCAATATTTCATCAGCAGAAGAAATTTGAGTTGATTGAGTAGGGGTGTTTTTCTGAGACTTCTTTTCGTTAATGAAGTCTCGTAAATCTTCAAAAACTTTTGTATCTTCTAAGTTCATAATCTGAACAACATTAGAGTGTCCTTCTAATTGCTTGCGATCAGTCACAGGAATAGTCCCCGCAGTAAGGAACTCGATGTATCCTTTTTTCAATAAATTAACAGGAACAACATTTATTCCAGAAAGTGTAGAATAATTAATTACTACATCACCATTATTGCCGCTCATGAAATTCAGGGCACCAAAATGTGTGATAGTAACTTTTTCGTTGTCGGCAACAATCTTAGCTTTTAATGGCTTCGGTACATCCATAATCATCTCATCTTCAGTGATGGTTACTTCAGGGGACGCGACCATTGCATCCGCAGCTGATTTCAATGCTTTCCCAGAACCAACAACGGCTTTTCCAGATGCTTGGCAACAGTAGTAGTGCCACCTTTTAATGCAGAACCCGCATTCGATAAGACTTCTTTCATGCTTCTGTTTCTAAGTTCTTCCATTAGCGCAGGGTCTTTTTTTGCGTCTTTGTATTCTTGTTCTGTTTTTGCTCTAATATATTCTTTAAATCCCATGATGTTTTTCTCCTAATTTGTTTTGATAAGACAATATATTAAGCAGAATAAACTGCTTCTGTGACGATTTCTTCATATTCAGATGGTAAGTTAAACGCCAACATAAATTTTTCAATTGAACGTTCTTCTAGCGGAACTTGAGAATAGATGATACCGCATAACATTTTAACTGCACCTTGATTGGCAAGTATTTCTTCGCCATTTCGCAATCCAGCGGAGAAATGATAACTCTCTCCAAAATCAAGATTCCCAAAAATAAGATGAGAAAATTCATGTGCCTTTCTATAGACAATAGGGTAGCGAGTTTGAAAATTTTCATTTATAACGATTCCCGTACTACCGTCCTTTAATTTTACGACAACGTCAGGATCGTTACATTCCCATTCTTGAAATTCAATGCGTGTACCAAAAGCACGGATGCGAGCATCTAATTCTTGTTCAACATCATCCAATGTATTTGGTAACATCTATTCTTCCTCCCACATCTCCAATACATTCAATAAACCTTTTTTGGCTTTATCAGATAGTTCTTTTCCATTGAACTTCATGACAAGGCCTTTTTCTGCTAAGGCTTTATCCAAGTCTAGTTCAGAATCATTAGGCGTAGATGGCGGGGTTGGTTCGTCAGTGTTCCCCAGTAAGTAATCTGGTGACACGCCTAAAACATTTGCGATAGTTCGCACAGTTGATTCGCGAGGGGTTACTCCTTGGTTATATCTATAAATAGCCGTTTCGCTTTTCATTCCGGCTGCCTTTGCAACTTGCCGCAAATTCATACCACGATTTTCCGCAGATTTTTTAATTCGTTCAAACGTTGTCATATCAGTATTTCTCCATTGTTAAGAAGAAAAAAGTATAATTAGTGCACAAAAAACTTGCATAATGTACACTTTGTGTACTATACTTAGTTTCATCAAGTAATAACCAAGCGAAAAACAAGCAACAACTTATAGCTTTTGGATGGGCTGAAATGGTTGAAACTGGCTTTTTATTGGTGTTTTAAGCATGTCTATATTTTACACATAGTGTACAAAGTAAGTCAAATAAAATTACTTGAAATTTATTATAAAAACGAAAGGAGGAATGGTATGAGCATTCAAGAAGCTAACTTCACCTTATTCAAGGCGCGTAAGGATTTCCTGGATTATCTAGAGTTCAAACAAATCGGTGTGCCAGAACTTGCTAAGTACCTAGGTAAGTCAGAATCATACATTTATCAACTGTTTAACGGTCAAGCAAATAACCGAAATGCGTACGCAAATGTTAATAAGTTAATTGCTTACACAAATTATAGCGGACCTAATTGGCTAGAAGTTTAAGGAGGAACAGATGAAAAAAACAACGAGTTTAATTTACCACCTATTGAGACAACCAGGTATTAAGGCATATGAACATTCAGGCGTTCCGTATACACGTCAATATGATGTAGAAATTACCGAACGATACGCAAAAGAAAACAGGCACCCGAAGATGCCTGAAAAATACGTCGCTATTATTGTTCCAATTGGTAAAGACGGAATGCCTCTTTAACAACATCTGCCACATTATAAATATGGAAAGGGAGCGAATCTGGATCGGTAATTGCGTTGAATACTTCAACCTCATTTTGTGACACCATGTCGCGTGCTAGGTCGCCGATACGTGAGTTTCATCAACAGATTGTTCTAGCCAATTTCCGAATTTCATAATAATGTCTCCTTTCTTAATTATTCGAGCGTTGGTAGCACTCAATGAATAAGTATAGCAAAGGAGACAACCGCAAATCGAAAGGAAAAATAACAATGCAAGAAATTGTACAAATTGAAAATAACGAAGTGATGACAACATCACGACAAATTGCCGAGGTGTTTGGGAAGCGACACGATAAGGTGATTGATAGTGTACGTGGATTGATCGAAAAATTAAATGATTTGGAGCATACCCCGAATTTGGGGGGAGCTCTGAAAATTGAAGAAACGACATATCTTGATGGTAATGGACGAGAACGTATTGAGTTCAATTTGAATAAGAACGCAATGATCTTAACTGTAATGAGCTACCAAACAAAAAAAGCCTTGAAATTTAAGTTAGCGTACATCGAACAATTCGACCTAATGGAAGAACACATCCGTAACCAACAACTACCTGACACGGAACACAACGAAGCATTACTACAATGGTTCGACCGTGCGTTAAAGATTAACGACAACAAGTTAGCTGGATTGTTACTAGTTGAAGCGGTGACGAATTTAACGCAAACACCACCACCTTTGCCCGACCCATTGGAAAAATATTACATGCCGTCTTATCAAGTAGCGGACATCTTGAACGTGACACCTGCATTGGTTCAATTGTTATCAAACACGCTAGGTTATACAGACCAAGATGGAATGTTAGCTGTGAAGGGTACGCAAGTGTATTACAGCGATGAAGGACTAGCAGAGTTGCGTATGCATCTAAAGAATCGACGATAAGGAGAAACCACAATGACTCAACAAGAAAAACGAGCATATGGAATTAAAGCCAGAGCAATTCTAGATAGTGATGTGTCATTTGAACAACAAATCCAAGAGTTGAAGCGTTGAACAAGGAGGTTTAACATGCCAGCTGAATTATTGAACTTGAAGCAAACTGCTGAAATCATCGGAAAGCATCCTAAATCTTTTCGTAGATGGCAACGTTCCCATAAGGGCGAACGATTTACGCGAGTAGTTAGGGAACTAGAGCTAATCAATTCAATCGTCGTGATATTGAACGATATTTAGAAGGCGCTAATTACTAATGGAGGGAAAACATGAGTTTATACGATTTAAGTAGCAAGTATTTAGAAGTGTACAACATGGATGATGTAGACGCAGAAGCCTGGACAGACACATTAGATGCTATTGATGAAGCAATTGAAGCCAAGGCGGACAACATTGGTAGCTTGATTCGTTCATTAGAAGCCGATGCTGAGATGTTTAAAAAAGAAGCAGACCGCTTCAGCGCCAAGAAAAAGATTGCTGAAAACAAAGTTAAGAGCTTAAAGAAGTATGTGCAATCCAATATGGAACTTTTGGATAAACCAAAGATTAAGACTGATCGTTTTACATTCGGTATCCGTAATAACGCTGAAAGTGTTGAGGTGCTGAATGAAGATATGGTACCCGATGGATATACAAAGAACGTACGTACGTTAGATAAGTCGAAAATCAAGGCAGATTTACAAGCTGGTCACAACATTAAAGGCGTTGAATTGAAGCGCACGCAGTCGTTGATTATTAAGTAAAGGGGAAGCAATGAAACAACTATTTAATTGGCTAACGAACAAGCCTAAGACGGAAGCACCAAAAGTGAAAGTTAAGTTTCATGGTAGGTCTTGGTTTGAAGGTGGCGTAGAAGCAGTCTCGTCGTTTGTTACAGAAGTTGACAATTTGGAAAGTGCACGAAAAATGCTAGGTGTTCCTGTAACAGACCTAGATAAACAACAAGGAATGATTCCCGTGTATTTCGAAGTTGTAAAGGAGGAGAAAGATGACGAAGATTTGGCGCAAGATATGGAACAAGCCTAAGACAGAAGAAGAACTATTAGCAGGAGCTAATGCGTTGGCTCGAAAGGTGCGTGAACGATGATTGATGCAATTATTATTTCTACCATCATTACCGTGCTGTTTGTAGCAATTTGTATTGAAGGAAGCAAAGGAGGAAAGAAATGAGTTACGACTTATTAGCGATCTTGGGCTTTATCGGAGTACTTGTTTCCATTGGTGTGCTAGGGCGTGCAATGGAAGCAACGTACGAATGGTCAGTTAATTTATGGCACAAAAAAAGAGCGTTGAAGGTGGCAGCCAACAACGCTCTGGGTAAATAATTCCACTAAGAATTTTACCCGCTTAGTATATCACAGAAACGGAGAGTAAATCATGGCAACTACTTTAGAAGGTATCAAATTAAAAGACCGTCAAACTATGTTTAATACTATTAAGCAGATTTCAGACGGAACACAAGAACAAAAGGCGCAACACGTTAAAGGATGCATGGGTAGTTTAGTTTCTGATTGGGAGGCATATCGCGTTCGATATTTGAAGAACCCTGATAAGGCAACTGTAGCAATTTCTGAACTATTAACGGTGACGTTTAAGTCATTTGACAGCTTGACTCTAGAAGCCATCCAAGATGTTGTAAAGCACTTTGGTAAACATCTAAAAACTTTAGCACCTATCCACGCGACTATCAGCGTGAATACTGATTCTTTTCGTTCGGCACTTGAAGAGTATATGAATAATATGCCGTTTGGACGATGAGTAGAGAAGAACAAATCATCGACTGGTACAAACACCTTAGTCCAGCAGATGAAGAAACAGAAGAAGTAGATACAACTATAGAAGATGAATGGGAGGACGTGGAATGATCACAGCGTACGCAATGGCTGCGGGAAGTAATGCAGCAGGCCTAGAAGAAGACGTTAACCGATTAATCATGGCAGGTTATCAACCATACGGAGAATTAAAAACAGAATGGGTTGATAAAAATTTGTATGCAAAGCAAATGTACTGGTATCAACCAATGGTTAAGGAGGGCCTCCATGAGTTGGGATAAAAGTTACTTGGATAAAACTTTTTTTCGAGTAGAGAAAGTACCCAAGGTTGTCGGTACCGACTTTAACGGCAAACCACTATACACAGGTGATGAAGTTTTCGTTGTAGGAACTAAGAAAATAAAAACCAATACACGAAACAAAGAAGCTAAGTATATTGCCGTGACACTGGGGGCTGAAGTAAAAGTTTTGGGTGATTTCGATGATGTTAATGATCCAATGTAACCCATTTCTTCGGGGTAGCTTCAATGTTTAAACTCCGAGATTACCAAAAAGAAACGATTGCAGGTATTCGCTTATCACTAGCGGCTGGACATACTTCAATTATGGTTCAAAGTCCGCCACGTTCCGGTAAAACGGTGGTAATGTCCGATATTGCTAGAACGGCAACGGCTAAAGGTAATCGCGTATTATTCGTGGTTCATCGTAAAGAAATTGTCGAACAGGTAATTAAAACCTTCAAGGCGAATGATGTAGACATGTCGCTTGTGACAGTAGGCATGATACAGACGTTTACACGTCGCATTGAAACGTTAGATAAGCCTGACATTATCTTTGTTGATGAAGCACATCACGCTTTAGCTAAAACGTATACACGGTTACTTGATGCGTTTCCAGAAGCGGTTAAATTATTGTTCACTGGAACGCCTTATCGCATGTCTGGCAAAGGGTTCGAAGATGTGGCGACTGATTTAGTTGTCGGTAAGTCAATTAAGTGGTTACAAGAACATGGCAACATCGCAGAGTTCGATTATTACGCTCCACAGGATATTGACGTGTCACAACTAAAGGTTAAAACGACCGGTGAATATTCAGCTGAATCAATCACAGAAGCACTGAAACCTAAGATTTACGGCAATGCTGTTAAACAATATCAAGAATTAGCAAATGGCACACAAGCTATTGCATATACGCATAACGTTGAAAGTTCTCACACACTCGCTAAGGAGTTTAATGACCAAGGTATACCAGCAGAAGCGGTAGACGGTAAAACGCCACCAGATAAGCGAGAACGGATAATTAACGCATATCGTGACGGGACAATCAGAATTGTTGTTAATGCCGAATTGTTTACGGAAGGGTTGGACTTACCGAACGTTGATACTGTAATTATGTTGCGACCAACTAAATCCTTATCACTTTACTTACAGTTTTCCATGCGAGCCTTAAACCCTCGTGAAGGAAAGCGTGCTGTGCTTATCGATCATGTTGGAAATGTTAGCCGGTTCGGATTACCGAACGAAGACCGTGATTGGACGTTGGCGACTAAAGATAAAAAAACACGCAAAGCTGAAGACGCTAAACGTGTTATTGAAAACCCAATTGTTACCTGTGACGTCTGTTTTGGAACGTTCTACAAAAAAGAAGGGTCACAATGCCCGTATTGTGGGACTGAAATCACAGTTAAAACAATTACGTATGAAACTGATGAAGCCGCAACATTACAGAAAATCGAACAAACAGCAGCTGCACGACGAATTAAATTAGCTCGTGAGTTAGCAAACGACGAATTGCTTCAGACGGTAGCTGAAAAATCGATTAATGAGTTGAAAACGTTACGTGAATTACAAGCGTACGCGAAGATAAATGGATACAAACCAGGGTGGGCATTCCATCAAGCAAAAATGAAAGGATTAGTTAAATGATTAAACTGCCGAAGAATGAAAAGCACACACCCAAAGCGACACCCCGTGTGTTCTTAATCTGGGGGAAACCGATGTCGGGTAAGTCTTACCTGGCTGAACGTTTTGAAAGCCCCTTAGTAATCAATACAGAAGGTAATGCTGAATCGGGTTCAGCGCCATTCTTGAAATTGGTGATTGAAAAAGATCCAAACGAGGACCTAGATAAGCAAATTACGGTAGATCAATTAGACGAACTGTGGCCAGCATTGCGTAAAGATGTTCAAGGATATAAGACGTTAATTTTTGACGTCGCTGATGAAATTTTTTCACTGTTCACGGCTTACGTTATCAAGAATTACAACGACGAAAACAAGACGAAGAAGGTTACGGATTTGTCAGGCATTCCATATGGTAAGGGGTACAGCGATTTAAACACAATCGTCAACTACTTCATGTTGCAATGTAAGTCATTGAACATGAACGTGGTGTTCACGAGTTGGGCAATTGATATTACTGATGACGCAGGGAACACTATTTCAAAACCAAGTTTGAAGGATAAGCAATACAACACGATTGCAGGTAATGCAGATTTGGTTATTGAAACTAAGCGTATCGGAACCAATTACGCACGACGTGTGACGGATCGACGCAAACGATATTTTGAAGAACATATTGACGACACAAAGATTTTAAATATCTTAAAAAATGTTACGGGCGCTTTAGAAAAAACATCCGCTAAGAAACCAGAAACACAACCAACTACTAAATAATTAAAGAAAACGGAGAATTTATATTATGTCATTATCAGATTTGTTTAAGCAAGAAGAAGGATTTAACCCAGCAGAAGACGCATTGCAAGATGACGGGTTACCCGAAGGAGATTACCTTGTAATCGTTGAAAACATTAGTCATTACGTCAATAAGGAGACGCGTAACGAATCGTTCCGTATGAGTTTGAAGTCATGGAAGGCGAAAAGATTGGTGTACTTGAATCAGCGTTCTTAACGTTCAACGAAAAGAAGGCGGATGGAACAGCGATGCCACAATTCGTTTTGACGCGAAATATTCGTACTGTACAACGTTTGGCATGGGCGACCGGTGTTGAACTAACAGAACAGGACTTCGAAGGACTGGAAACATTAGCTCCTGCATTCATTAATGCTAAGGGTAAGTACCTTGTTTTGAAGGTCGCTAAGACTAAGTCAAAGAAGGGTGATGTATATACCAACTACGACTTTGACCAAGCAGAGCAACCAGCAGACGGATTTAACGAAGAAATCGAAATTTCGGACGACGATGTTCCATTCTAAAGACAAATAAGGAGTTAGAGTATGGCAGTTAACAAGGTATTAGAAGCGGCATTGCAATATCAAAGCAAAGGGCAATACGTACTGCCTATGAATGGCAAGACGCCGATGATGTCCTTTGCCGACAAGCCAGCTTTAACTGAGCAAGAAATCAAAGATATTTGGCAAGAAACACCTATGGCTAATCTAGCGTTGCGAACAGTTGATTTTTTTGTCATTGATATTGATGTGAACCACGTTGAAGGTGTTGATGGCATGAAATCGTTAGAAAAATTTGGGCATGATGATTGGTTCAAAGATACTCTAACGCAACGAACGGCTAGTGGTGGATTGCAGATATTTTACAAGAAACCTAAGAACATTGAAGTTAGGCAAAATATTGGGTGGTTGGAAGGAGTCGATGTTAAGGCGCATATCAATAATTATGTTGTTGTGGCGCCTTCTTCAATCAAAGGTAGCTCATACGAATGGATTAAAAAAATACCCATGAGCGAACCAGACCCACGATTATTGCGTGCCATTAGTAAAGAAGATGCTATTGCAGAGCGTCCTAAAGGATTACAAGGTTTGTATCAAACAACGAAAGCACAAAGCAATCGAACTGCTAACCTGTTTCACATGATTGCGACAGGGCTAGGGGATACAGGCGGACGTAATAATTCATTGTCTGAATTGATGGGCGGATTATTGTATAGAGATGTTGCAGTCGAAGATGCGATTTACCTTGCGGAAATGGCAAATAACAACACAATTGATCCGTTGTCTGAAAAGGAATTCACGCGCACGGTTGAATCGATGCTAAAGAAAGAAACGAGAAGGCGGATGAATGGTTGATAAAAGAGTAACCGATATTTTAAGCAAGCTGCCGCCTGAAGTGTTGGAACAATTAGAAGCGGTGAATGACGTAGCGCGAAAGGATGTCACGGACGATGAACTACCGTTGTTGCGTACATCTCAAGGCGGAATTAAGCAAACATCAGTCATTAATGTACAAATGATTGTAGACGGCGATCCATTGCTACACGGCAAATTTATGCATAACGACTTCACGGATGACGATGAGATTGTTGAAGGATTTAGAATAAACGGTCAATTTATAAAGCCGGGACCTATTAACGACCGGTTATTACATGCATTGCAAGCGTATATCGAAGGAACGTATCAAGGTGTTGTTTTCCAAAAAAACTTACTACTAACCGGAATTTCTAACGTAGCGGCAGCGAATAGCTTTAATCCGATTGCGGAATACCTGAATAAATCTTATAGCAAGTGGGATCACACAGAAAGATTTGCTACTTTCTTGCCTGAATATTTAGGTGTTGAAGAATCTGATGTTACAGAATTAGCCACGCGAATTTTCTTAACAGGTGCAGTTGCTAAGATTTTTGAGAAGAATTTTAAGTTTGATTTCGTTCTAGATTTAGTTGGTGGGCAAGGTGCTGGTAAAACAACATTGCTTAGAAAACTAGCTGTTGACTGGTACACAGATCAGTTCACTGATTTTACTAAGAAGGATGACTACGCCGTGATGTTACGGTCTTGGATTGTTAACGATGACGAAATGACCGCAACGAATAAATCAAGGTTTGATGAGCTGAAGAAATTTATTTCAGCTGTATCACTAGAATTTAGAAAGCCATATGCATTGGCTAGTGAGTTGTACGATAAACATTTTGTCATCGCACGAACAACTAACGAAGTCAGTTATCTACGAGACAAAACAGGTGAACGTCGTTTCTTACCACTGTTAGTTAATAAATCTAAACAGAAGAAACACCCAGTTAAGGATTTAAACAGTGGATACATTGAGCAAATTTGGGGCGAAGCGATGTATTGGTATGAACAATATGTTGATGGAACTTTCACATTCGAACTAAAACCTGATGAGGAAGAAATGCTCGAAGAACATCGATTGCGATTTATGTATATTGATGAAGTTGAAATGGCGATTGACGAGTTCTTTAGCTCAAGCTCAGTCACTTTCATTTCAGCGGCAGATTTAGCTTATGAGATAGCCGGTGAAGATAATTTAGTCACGAACAAGAAACTGGCTAGTCGAATTAAAACAATTATGGATAATCGCAGAGGTTGGGAAGCAACTGTTAAAAAAGTTATGGGTAAAGCAGTTCGTGGATATAAAAAGGTTTGATAGGTTACTGAGGTTACGGTTGGGTGCATTGACATGAATACCGTAGAAAACCCTTTAAATCAACAGTTATTTAAATAGTGGTTACAAGTCCACAAAAACGTGAAACCTACTTAAACCGTTGCGCCTCTAAGGTTCATGTCCCTTATATATATAATACTACCTCCTAAAGGTTATTTATGTAGTAGTAGTTATATATAGGGGAGTGTTGGAAAAAGTGCGTAACTAGTGACTTGCCTTTATATAGGCGTTTGTACGGTTTCAGGTTACAAATACCGAAAGGAAAATTAAGAAATGACAAAAATTTATTCAAAATACAATTGTGTAAAATGCCGGGTTGTAAAACAACGCATGAAAGAAAACAATATTCCGTTCGAAGAAGTGAATGTTGAAGAGAATGAAAACGAACTGATCCGATTACGAGAATTAGGTGTTAGGGAAATGCCATATGTTGAAAGTGAAGTCGGTAATTTCTCAGGTGTTCAAATGGACAAGTTGAACGAACTAGCGGCTTTGAAAGGAAATATCTAATGGCATACGAAAAGACGGAACGAACACATCAATTGGAAGCAGATTTTTACAAAATATGTGGCTATTGGAAGACGAATACAAAAGCAATCCGACGGAAGATACATTACGTTTGTTAGATATCGCAAAGGACTTCTTACAAATTTATCAAATGACGTTGGATAGCCTGGACGAGGTAGAAAACAATGAGAAAACAGTACGTATCTCGTAATTTCATTGCGCAGTTTAGACAAGCTAAAAAAGCATCAACGAATTACGAACACATGATATTGATGATTAACAAGCCGATGTACCGAAAGGACTATCGCTTGTTGCTAAAAGCGAAAGAAAATTTATTGCACGACATTTATTACGGAGAAGCCCTAATGGTGGCTAATTGGAAGGAATAATTATGACAAACACAAAGAAGCACAACTTACTAAAAGAATTAGACCAAGAAGCGAATGAACTATCAGCAAAGATTAACCGACTAGAAGCTCAGTTGGTATCTGGGTCAGGCGCACTTAATGACGAATGGAATGATTGGCAAGATTTGAAGTTGCGATCAATGAAAGGAACGCGAGGAGCAATTATTCAACAACGTGCATTGCTGATTCGTGACTTGTGGGGTAATTAATTATGACGAAATTAGATATGGCAGTTTATTGGGATGGAGAAAATGGAGTTAAGGCATCACAATCTTGGGGCATTTCTTGGAACGTGTGGAGTATGCCACACGGTCCGAATCGTAACTTAAGTGAGGACCAAGATGCTTACGAACAAGAACTATCAGATAAAAGCACTATGGTGTTACGTGGCGTTACGCTGGACGTTTCACACGCCATCGAATCAATTGACAGCGTGGAGTTTGACACATTCGCATCGATTGCTGATTACCCAGAAGAATTTATTACTTGGATTGAAAGTATTACGAATATCAAGCCCGTGTTCAAGCCTGGAACGATTGAAGATAACTATCACCCAGTAACTAAGCCTGCGGGTTATCAATTAGACAGCGGTAAGGAATTGAAAGATGTGTATCCAGAATTGTTGGGCAAGGAAGCGACTGTAGCTGGTTATAAGCAAATAGTAATTAAATACTTGATGCGATACCAAGACAAGAACGGTGAAGAAGATTTGGACAAGGCTATTCAATACATCGGATTTATTAAGGAATTGGAATATGGGGGAGCGAAGTAATGAAGAAAGTATTAATACAAAGCCTAGTATGGATCATGTCTTTGTTAGCAGGTTGGGTACTGATGATGATTGCGTTGATGAATGGCGCAGATTTCGCTGGTTACATCATCGAAAACGGACTACCTACAACATTCTGGGAATACGGTCGAGAAGGTGCGTGCCTGTTAGCTGTGGTGCTATTTACGCACTGGACAGTTCAGGTAGTGGATTGGGGGTACAAGTATGGCGAATAAAGTAACACATGCGCCTAAGGCGGTTATTGATGAGTTGGATAGGGGAGATTTTAATACACCGTTAGACTTACTGTACACGTTGTCTGAGAACGGTATCAAAGAAACTACTAAATGGTTTATTCAAGAAGAAGTAGACGCTATTGAAGCTCAAAAAGCACTGGTTAACCACGTATTCGGAAACGAACGCCTACAACCAGAGCGTGAGCCTCGTTATGTAGTAGAAGTAGGAGAAGGGGCGCACAGACAGCTTCTAACGAAATTCAAAGGTATGTACAGGTCAACTATTATCGACATTACGGAAGACCACGTTAATTACGGCAAGGATACACATACGCTTTCGTTAGAGGAAGCAAAACATATTCAAGCTGTTGTCGGCGGAACTATCGAGGAGATTAAGTGATGACGTTTAAAGATATGAAACCAGCCGGGCGAATTGTTGCTGTCGGTAATCACATGGTTCAACCACTTCTGTTTGAACGTGATTCAATTGATGCTCGTGACTTACAAGACGAAGGTGTAAAAGGGTGGTTAACACCTGATGGAGACGGACATGGCGAAGAAGTGTGGATTACCGAAAAAGTATATGGCGAGAGTTTAGCAGGAACTAATCTATATACAGAAGAGCAAGTGCGTGATACTTTCCTTAAACCTGTTGAGATGAACGAGGCTCAGAGCGATTTTATTAAGGATCACATCGATATGGGAGACAACATAGAAGACGGTATGCATTTTTGGAGAACAAATGGACTTTTCTTTGGGGTTCTTCCGGAAGATATGATGCGTGCATGGTTGCACCCTGAACTTATTAAGGTGGTGGACGAATAAATGGGCATGTCTCTTAATAAAGAAATGAAATTACACAAAGAAAAGATAGATTTAAAAGGTACTATTTACGGCGATTTTGATAAGAAAATCAAAAAGCTTAGTATCTACAAATCAATTCGCTTGGTAAATGTTAAAGACGGTACAGCGTATTACGAGACTGAACCGTATGACAATGCATACAAAACTAGTGACAAAGATTTTGATGAGACGTGCAAAAAGGTAAAGCGTGCGTTTGAGCGTTATTACAAGCATATTTTTAGAAAGTATGACGTGAATAATATTTCGGTAGAATCTATGACGAAAATAGTTGTGTTGCAGGATTATCGGTTTTTAATGACGGAACGATAATGACAAGTAACTTTTAAGGAGGTGGAGTAGAAATGAAGATTGAAGTTACTGATGAGCAGGTGGAAAAGTTAGCTGAGTTGTATATGACAGATATTGAGAAATTTAAACAATTCTCTGCTCAAATTATGGAGCGTGGAATTTTCAACGCAGATAATTTTTAAGGAGGGGAGTAATGAGTAAGTTCGCAATTTTCAAGTTACCAAATGGAGACGTTCAAAATAGAGTTCAATATTCTGAACTATCTGATAATAAGAACAACTTATTGGTTCAAGAAGAACAGCTTAATGTTCGTGAGATGTTGTCGGGTGGCAAGAATAGATATTTCACAATGGAGGTGGAGTAGATGAAAAACTATGCGATATTACGTTCTGTAGGTAAAGATCAGTACGTTGTGGAGAACGGAATAAATAAAGCCGATTTGATTAAAGATGCGGAAAAGTTAGCATCAATACATCCCGGAACGTTCTTTGTTATGGAAGTAATCAAGGCATTTGAACACGAGGGGGACGCAGATGACTAAACGTGATATTAAGTTCCGATTGTGGGACGGTCGTAAGAAAAAGATGTTGTCATGGGAAGAGATTAATTTTTACCATATGTCAGTATTGAATAAACCAACGCTTGATACAGACGGGGACTGGGAACAATACACGGGTACTGATGACAAAAACGGCATTGGAATTTACGAGAATGATATTTTACGGCAAGATATTTTAGGCCGTGGTTATTATTATTACGTTGTGGAGTGGTATCGTGGCTGTTTCTTTTTGTCTCGCGTTGACGGTAGCTCACGAAAAGCGATGTTTTTAGAATATGAAGACGATTATAAAACAGAATTCGAAGTCATCGGAAACATCCATGAGAACCCAGAATTGTTGGAGGGATAGTTATGCTTAAAGTAACAATCGAAATGACAGCTGAAGAATACAAAAACTTAGATAATGAATACGATAACGAAGATATGGGAGACACTTCTTTCACAGAAATATCTTGGGATATAGCGGAGCGAGTTTTAAATAGTTCTGAAATTACGGAGGTGTGAGTAATGAAGATCAAAATTGTTGATATTCACAGCCAATACACAGAAGAGTATCTAGGCACCTGTGAAACATGCTATTCATTTCCTGAAACTACGGACGTGACTACTGTTGATATTCAATGGGTCGGAACAGATGAAATCGAAACGGTCGAATTTAATAATCAACATGAGAATGCTATTGAAGATTGGAAGTTCGATGACTGGATTAAGTTCTCTGATTATTTAGCGGGCTGGCAAACAAACGGAAAGCTAGGACTAGAAACTAGCTTTAAATTATTGGTAAATATATTTAACGAGGAGGTGCGTTCTAATGCCAAATAACCGACACAGGCGAGTTGCTAGATTGCGTACGCCGGAAGAACGAGAGCGATATTTTGAAAAGTTAAAGCGAGCAAAGGTAAATCAATTGTTCAAAAGTATTGGCGTTAGTTCTGACGAATTGGCGAAATCTCTTGAGATTAAGGGGAAGCCTGTTCGTGTAGACATCATCGATGATGTTGTGGTCCAGGTAAGTTTAAAGGAGCGGTTTGTAAAACGAGTGACAAAGAAGCTGAAAGATGTGTTTCGATGACATCAGAACAATCCATCCAAAACGATGTACAAGTAGCATTGTCTGCCCGTGGGCATAAAGTATGGCGTGCTAATGCAGGAACAGCCATGTCCGCCAATGGTGGATATATTAAGTTATTGCCAAAGGGGTTTCCTGATTTATTTGGGTTCAATGGAAAGACTGGTCAATTCTTCGCTATTGAGATGAAGAACGAGACAGGACGACTAAGACCCGACCAGAAGACTTTTGGAAATATGCTATCTAATCAACCTGTGGCTTATGGTGTGGCACGATCTGTGCAACAAGCAATCAATATTGTAGAAGGTAATTAATTATGTAAGGATAAGTCATGCAGAGTAATAAAACCGCAGAGAACGCTAAACGTTTTCTAAGTAATGATTTTCAAAGACATAGACAGAAGGCTAGATTGTCGACGGTATTACCTGGTGCAGTTACATGGGATAGTCAACCAGGCGGCTCGACTTATGGCAATTCGCAAGAAAACAAGTTAGTTAACTACACGTACTCTAAAACGCTCACAGAAGCCGTATGCGCTACTTTGGACGTTTTGAGTGACAAAGATACATCAAGGCACAAAGCAATCCTGAAAATGTGTTTTATGGACGAATTAGACGACATCATCGTCATTCAACGATTGAACATGAGCGACAGGAGCTTTTACTACAACAAACGTACAGCGTTGCTAGAGTTTGCGGAGTTGTTCCAAGAAATAATAGATTTTAGCGCTTAGTTATAGAGAGTCGATGTCACGTCGGCTCTTTGTTTGTATAATCTTGCAGAAAAGTTGCATAAATCTTGCAGACGACTTGCAGACAAACCGTTGTATTATGATATTGTTCGATAATTAGGTAACGACATAGCATGACTGCAAAAACATATAAGCGGTCACATTCTAGATTGCATGTGTCTTTATTAATTATTGAATACACCATAAACGTGTGGCGGAATAGGTAGACGCTAATTAAACACCAGTTACCGAGTTCGATGGTGTAGTTTGACGATGGGACATAATCAAGGTGCGTCAAATATGTAAGGTGCAAATCCTTATCACGTTTATTTAAGAGTAGCGATTAATTTCGTTGCTCTTTTTTTGTATAAAAAATTCATAAACATTCAGATTGGAGGGAAGCTATGACATTAACTAAAAAGCAACTAAGAGCCGTTGAGCTGGTGTTTGAAGGCAATATGAAGAACATAGAGATTGCAAATGAGCTGAACATTACAGATAGAACACTGTATAAGTGGAAAAACATACCTGATTTTAAAGATGCAATTGTTGAGATGGGTAATTCCATGATTACATCAAACGCTGGTAAATTGATGAAGAATATGGAGAATCTAGCATTTAACGGCAGGGGTGATTACGTTAAGTTGCAAGCTACCCAGTTCTTGTTAGATAAATCCGGCATCGGCGAAAATCAAGAGTTAGACATCAACTTGAAACCTGTTGAAATCATCGACGACATTAAACGACAGGCGGATAAGTAGATATGGCAATAAGACTTAGTGATTTAATAGCGCCGAGTTTCTTTGATGCGTATCGTGACTTGCAAGACGAAGCATACACGCATTGGTGGTTTCAAGGTGGCCGTGGGTCGACTAAGTCTTCATTTGTTTCAGTATTGTTGATCAAAGGGATTATGACAGATTCCACAGCCAACGTAGTTGTTTTACGTCAAGTTGCCGATACATTACGTGGTTCAGTGTTTGAACAGTACCAGTGGGCTATTGATAAGTTAGGTGTGTCTCATCTATGGAAGACACGAGTTAATCCTTTGGAACTAGAATACAGACCAACAGGACAGCGTATCGTGTTCAAGGGTGCAGACAAGCCTGCTAAGTTGAAGTCTATCAAGTTCAAACGTGGATATGCTAAGTACATTCACTATGAAGAAGTAGCTGAATTTAAAGGCAGTGAGGCGATTCGTAGCATTAATCAATCAATTATCCGTGGTGGTAAAAGCCAAATGGCTATTTACACATACAATCCGCCTAAATCAGCGACCAACTGGGTAAATGCTTATGTAACAGAGCAAGCGACACGTTCGGATACTTATGTTCATTCAAGTACGTACTTAACAGTACCGCCTGAATGGCTAGGAGAAGCATTTATTGCAGAAGCAGAGGAAACGAAGCGTATCAATCCAACTGTTTATGAACACGAATATCTAGGTAATGTTGTGGGGACTGGTGCGGAAGTATTTACGAATATTACTAGCCGTGAGTTGTCTGATGAAGAACACGCAACCTTTGACAAGATATATCGTGGATTAGACTTTGGTTTCGCAGCCGACCCATTAGCGTACGTTGAATGGTACTACGACAAAGCACGTAAGCGATTGTATGCGGTTAGCGAAGTATTTGGTACAGGGTTATCCAACGAGCGCTCTGTGCGTGATATATCTAATATCAATAAGATGAATGAGTTAGTCATTGCTGATAGCGCCGAACCTCGAACAATTGCCGAGTTTAGAGATAAGGGATTGAAGGTTAGACCAGCCAAAAAGGGTCCAGGTTCAGTTGAGCATGGTATTAAGTGGTTGCAAGACTTGAACGAAATCATTATCGACCAGCCAGAACGCCTAATATTCATCGGGAGTTCACAGGGTATGAATTGGAAACAGATGCTAACGGAAACTTACGCGGTCAATACCCAGACAAGAATAATCACAGTATTGATGCAACGAGATATGCGATTGAGCAAATAGCGACACGAGCAAAGTTTTTGCTATAGAAAGGAGGAACAAATGCAAGATTTATTAAGTGATGATTTAAAGATAGTGGCGAGTGCTTTGAAGAGTGCCATTGATAAAGATACTTCTAGCGATAAGAAAGATAAGGCACGTCAAGGTATCGCATACTACAACTATAAGCACGACATCTTAGACGGTCGTATTATGTATTACGATGATAACGGGATGCTGGTAGAAGATAAGTACGCAAGCAACATTAAAATTCCTCATGGATTCTTAACGGAGCTTATTGACCAAAAGACGCAATTTTTACTGTCTAATCCAGTTGAAGCAATATCAGAAGACGATGGGCTACAAGAGTTAATCAATGAATACTATGACGAAGAATTTAACGTGTTTCTGCAAGATTTGGTGGAAAACGGGTCACAGAAAGGGTTTGAATATGCTTATGTTCGAACTACCAGTGATGACCGCATTAAGTTCCAAGTGGCAGATGGTTTAAAGGTCATGCCTGTATACGATGAAGGTGGAGATATTAAGCGTGTCTTACGCTACTATGATCGTGAAGTAGTCATTGATAACGAGACAACACAGGTTCACTTTGCTGAATTGTATGACGTGGAGAAAGTATGGTACTTCAAAGCGATTAAAACGGAAGAGTTTACGCTTGACCCAGAACGCACACCAAACCCAGCACCACATATCATGGCTGTGACTGATGACGACCAACAACTAACACGTAATTATGGAACAATTCCATTTTTCCGTTATCAGAATAACCAACAAGAGATTACTGATTTAGAACCAATTAAGCCTATCATTGATGATTACGATTTGATGAACGCATCACTATCTAATAATTTGCAAGATTTCCAAGATGCTATATACGTCGTAACTAGTTATGATGGCGACTTATCAGAAATGCGTCAAAACATTAAATCGCGTAAAGCAATTGGCGTGTTTGATGGTGGAGGAGTTGATGTTAAGACGGTTGATATTCCAATTGAAGCACGTCGCACTAAGTTGGAAATGGATAAAGAGAACGTCTACAAGTTCGGATTTGGCTTCGATAGTTCACAGGTTGGTGATGGAAACGTGACTAACGTTGTGATTAAGGGACGTTATACATTGCTTAACATGAAGGCTAACAAGACAGAAGCACGCCTAAGAGCATTCTTACGTTGGGCTAACGAATTAGTCATTGCCGACATTAACCGCTTACACAATACAAATTACAGCCCTAAGAACGTAACATTTACTATAACCCGTGAGATGTTGGTAAATGAAAACGACTTGGTAGCCAATGAAAAGGTGGAAGCTGAAAAGCGTAACGTTGAGATTGAGACTCTATTGTCAGTTGCCCCACATCTGCCCGATTCAGAAGTGCTACACAAGATTTGTGAAGCCTATGAATTGGATTTTGATGAAGTATCACAAAAGCTAGACATAGAAGCATACACAGCTTAGGCGGTGACGCTGATGTCGAAGAAGACTAATATTCACGGCCGATTGACCAAGATGTATGCAGAGTCTTTGGTGCAACTGCTAAATGATTTGCAAGTGTGGCAAGAAGACTATGACGGTATGACATTCAGTCAGAAGCGAGAGTTTGAACGTCAGAAAGTCATTGCGAATGAGATGGCAGATATAACTAAGGCGCTATCAGAAAATGCAGAGTTAGACATCAAAGATTATCTAAGGAACCAGGGAAGCAACAGCTATGCAGAATTAAATAAGCGAATTGGATTAGATAATACGTTCATTGACGCTGATTTACTGGAAACAATATTGAACAAACCTGTAGCTGGTGTTCGTCTATCTCAACGCCTGCACAAAGACCGTAATAGATTAGCCGTTCGTTCAACTAATGCGATCCGTATGGGTCTGATTAAAGGTGACGGATACGATAAGATAGCAAGGCGATTATCTGATTTGAATGAAGCTAGCTTTAATAATGCAATGCGTATTGTGCGCACCGAATCGGGACGCATCAGTTCTGAAGCGGCACAAAAAGGCTATGAAGATGCCAAAGCATTAGGTATTAAACTACGTAAAGAATGGGTATCGGGTAATGATAAGCGTACTCGTGATAGTCACGCTCGATTAAACGGCACAATTATTGATATAGATGATGAGTTCGAGATTGATGGTCACACGGCTATCGGTCCCGGACTTTTTGGTATAGCGGGAGAAGATATTAACTGCCGTTGTACAACTGTTGAAGTGGTTGTTGAAGATAAAGATAAGACAGTGGATAAGGGTGATAATTCATCTGGGTTATCGGATAATACTATTTCTAAACTTAAAGAGGCGTACAGTAAAGAGCAATTCAATGCGTTTATTAAGGCATATAATCCTGCTGATGACAACATGAACCGTGTCATAAACGATTTATTCAATAGTGGTATGAAGTTGATGCCACAAGATACCAAGTCGTTGAGTTACTTTAGAGGTGGTGCGCACCCTGAAATGCTTGTTAAAGGGACTAATCCTAGGCATTTTTATCACGAATCGGGCCATGGTATTGATTGGTTGATCCACAAAGACATCAATACAGGAATATATGATTTGAGAATGTCGATTAGTGAAACGGTAAAGAAGGATTTGGATAACACCATATTTCATGGAGTTCTTGAAGAAGAACGTGGCTTAAACCGTAGAACTAAAGTTGGAAAAGCACGATACAACGAGATTTACTATGAACGCCGACAGTACATCGAAGACTTTGAAAAATTCTTAGATGACCCTAAGCATAGTAAAGATGATTTAGCAGGAATATATGACTTGGTAACTGGTGCAGGACATAATATTTCTTCTAAAAACATTGTTGGTGGACACGCAGATGGGTATTGGCGTGATGAAACTAACCTAGGTAATGAAGCTATGGCACATATTATTGGTTCTATGGCTACTCAAAGCAAAGATATGGACATATTAAAGAAGTTCCTACCCGATACCTTCAAAATGATTGAAGGAAAGATTAAGAAGTATTAAGACACAGCGTGTATGCGTATTGTGTCTTTTTTTGTGCCCTGAATACGGCCTAAAACTGTTTAAATACTGGTCAGGCACGCCGTACTAGTGCCAGCGCCGTGGGAACGCCCCCGTAAAAAGTGTAGGCGTGGGAGTTATTTATGGATTTTAAGGAATTGCTAACTGGTAACGAGTTAACGGAAGAACAAGTTGCCAAAGTGATTGCAGACATGACGGAAAACGGCATCTACATTACTTCCGAACAAGATGCCGATACACGATTGTCAAAGATGAAAGAACAACGGGATAAGGCTCGTGCGGATCTAACTGCTAAGGAAGAAGAAGTTACTGAATTGACGGCAACAATCGCTGAACGTGATGAAACTATTTCAAAGCATGTAGAAAACGAATCATCAATTGAAGAATTGCGTGCAGAACTTGAAGAAGCAAACAACGGACGCACTAAATTGGAACGTTCGCAAAAGCTGGATGCGTTGTTACGCAAGGCTGGAGCGACTGATACAGAATACATGGCTTACAAGTTAGGCGGTGTTGATGGTTTAGAAGTTGATGACGAAGGAAACTTCGCGGGTATTGATGAGCGATTGAATGAACTTAAGGAACAACACCCTAAGTATTTCGGTAGCGACAAACCAGCGAATGGTTACGAGGTTCTTGACAACAAGTTAGAAGACGGCAATCAACCAGCTAGTGACCCATTCACAACAGCAATGGAAAAGTATAAGTAAGGAGCAAGGACATGGATGAAGAAGAAAAGAAGCAAACAGAAGGCATTGATATTACTCAATTGACAACAGCTTTTAATGATTTGGAAGCCGCTAATAAGGCGGACGATGACGAAGGCGTAAACAAGGCGCTAGAAACATTGAAGAAGTTGATTGATAACGCATTGAATGCAGAAACAGATGAAGAAGACACAGACGAAGCGGACCCATTCGACAAGGCCGTTGATAAGTACAAGTAAAAAGGAGAATACACATGGCAACTAACCAAAATCTATCAGCACGAGTTTACACACCACAATATAAGAACATGCTTACAGCCGTAATTGACTACACAGAAGCATTTAAGGAAATCCAAGTACCAGTTCAATCTTTGGACGGTATTCAACATAACGAGATGGCATTTTCTGTTAAGACGAACGCCACACCAGTTGTTATCGGAACGTATGACGATAGCGCAAATTCAGGTGGATTCGGAGACGGAACAGGCGCATCATCACGTTTTGGAACTATGACGGAAGTTATCTATGGTGATGAACCTGTACCATACGACTACAAACTAACTATTCACGAAGGTATCGACAACAACACTGTTAACCAAGACGCTAAGCAAGCGATCGCTGACCGTTTGGAATTGCAATCACAAGAACAAACACGACGTAAGAATATGGAAATGGGTAAGTTTTTGTCTAAGAACGCAACAGAAACAAAGGCGTTGGAATCAATGAAGGGTGATGACGTGATCAAGTTGTTTAACGAAATGTCAACCTTGTTCACTAATCGTGAAGTTAACGCTAATCTATACGCTTACGTAACTCCAGATGTGTTTAACGCATTGGTTGACTTGATTACATTTAAGGCGTTGACTGGAGCAAAAGTGGACGCCAACAATAACAAGCTTGTTAACTGGAAGGGATTCATTATTCAAGAAGTACCAGCCAAGTACTTTGCAGATGGCGATGTTGCGTATTTCGCAGCTGAAAAGATTGTCCTACCATTTATCGGTATTGAAGTAGCTCGTACAGTTGAATCAACTAACTTTAACGGTGTTCAATTGCAAGCCTACGCAAAGGGTGGACACTACGTATCAGACGACAACAAGCAAGCGATTGCCAAGGTTACTATGAATAAGACAGTAAAGGCTAAGGCTTAATTATGATTATTTCGTTGGCTGATGCGCAAAAAATTGACCCAAACGTAACTCAGAGTTATTTGGACGGTTTGGAGGTTGCAATCCGCCAACTAACGAATAATAAGTTTTTGAACAAGGCGATTAGTTATCGAAGTTTCTTTGTTAGCGACGAATCAAAAGTGACAGTCAAAGAATATAATGTATTCTTGCGACAAGGGGACACGGTACAACTTGCATACACAGGAGTTAATGATGGGTTATATACCGTTTCGTCTGTAGATAACGGTGTTGTCGTATTGGAAACGGACAAGCTATTTAACGGCAAGTATAGGGACGGTATGCTAACTAAGGTTGAATACCCCGCTGATATTGCGGGAGGCGTTAAACGGCTGATTAAGTACGATATGGCAATGTCTAAGAAGGTAGGGGTTAAATCTGAAACGATTAGTCGTATGTCACGAACTTATCATGATGTTAATAGCTCCGAAAACGTTAACGGGTACCCGTCTGCGTACATGGACTTTTTGAATAAATACCGAAAGTTGAGGTGGTAAACGTATGTTTGACACTCGGCTTTTTATTTTGCAGAAAAAACAACAAACACCAGACGGAATCGGTGGGTTTAGTCACGATTGGCAAAAGTCGGGAGAGTTACTCGCCTATTTAGATTTAATTGCAGGCAGTAACCAACCTAGTATTCAGAATGCGAGTATTGAAGGGTCAACACATATTTTGATGGTGCCGGATGTACCTGAATATATGGTTACGGATCAGATGCGAATTGTAGATACTACTAACCGTTGGTACACGATTACGTATGTTGATAATCCAATGGGACAAAATAACCATTTAGAGATTTATGTGACGTTCGGAGGTGTGCTAGATGGCGTATAAAAGTGACATTCCGAAGTTTAACGACCAGCTTCAAAAGCAAGTAAACAAAACTATGTTTGAAGTGGGGGCTATTGTTAAAGCTAGCGCTGTGAAGAACGCCCCGAACGACCAGGGTGGATTGAGACGAAGTATCAAGTATCGAACGACCGGTACTGGTGACGAAACGAAGGTAACAGTTGGTTCAAATCTTGAATATGCCACGTATCAAGAATTCGGAACAGGAGAGTTTGCTGAAAACGGGAAAGGACGTAAAGGAGGGTGGGCATACAAAGACCCTAAAACAGGTAAGCGTATCTTTACTTTAGGTAACAAACCTACTAAGTTCTTACGTCGCGCCTTTCGTGAAAACAAACAACGTGTTGAAACAAAGATTGCTAACGATTTGAGAGGGCTTTCATGATTGAATTACTAGCAAAAATCACGGAATTATTAAGAAGTGTGTGTCCTGAAACATATCTTGAATGGAATGATTCAGATAACGCTACCTATCCATATTTGACTTATACGGCTGATGGTGAGTATTTGGGACGGAACAGAGACGGCTTTACCGTTGATGTTGATATTTTTGATAACAATTCAAGTTACAAGAATATCTACGAAATTGAACAAAAAATTAAGGACGAACTGTGTTTCGGGCGGATTATGACAGATGAGTTTTTTCTCATGATTGATTATCAACGTTCAAATACAGTTCCTACTGGAGACAAAACGATTAAACGCCGAACAACGGCATTATATATACAAGTAGATTGGAGAAAATAGTATGGCACTAGCAAAATCAGGGTTTGGCAAGCACTCAGCTAAGTCTTTTATGGTCGATTCAGGAGTGATTTATAAGAATTTGGAACGAGATGCTAAGGGCGAATGGACAGGAGAACTGTTGGGAGCAACCAACGGTGGTGTTGAGGTTAACATTGACAAGAAATACCGAAAGATTGAAGTAGATAGTACGCAATTTATGGATGTTAAGGGATTAAACGTAGTGGAATCAGCCAAGGCTGAGTTCAAAGCTAATTTGAAAGAATTGACGGCTGCAAACATCATCTTGGCATTGAATGGTAAGGAAGTAATGGATCATGCATACGGCGATGATGTCATCGTTATTGAAGATCGTTACGACCTTACAGATGACGACTACATTAAAAACATGGCTGTTGTCGGGTTCCTATCAGGGACTGGAGAAGCAGTTATCGTCATGTTCGATAACGTGCTGATTACATCACCGTTGTCATTAAAGACAGAAGATGGATCAGAAGCAGAGCTTGAGTTGACAGGGCAAGCTAACGGTGACTATGAACAATTGCAACAACGAGTTTCGCCTTATCGAATTATCTATCCAAATTCAGATAAGAAGACGGAAACAGCATTCGACGAACCTAAGATGGCGAAGTCAAAGTAACAAAAAAGGACGCATACCAGAGATGCCATACGGGGGTTCAAGTGCCCGTTTCTAACTTAAATTAAATGATGAAAGAGGAATTTTAAAATGACAAATGCAGAAGTAGTTACATCACATATTTTGGAAATGCGTGAATTGAAGGCGGATGACTTATTCAAGATGATGCCTATTATTGGTAAGTTGGACATTAAAGACGTTGTCGTGAATATGTTCCAAGGCGGACTAGTTGATAAAGACGACGAAGAAGAACAAGACGAAGAATTAGTCGGTATGGAAATCGTGGCAACATTGATTCAAACGCTTATGACAAACATTCCACTTGTAAAGGATGAGTTGAACTCATTATTGGGTGATTTGACTGGTAAGACGGAAAAGGAAATCGGAGACCTTGATTTCGGAACATACACAAAGTTAATTGTAGACTTCTTCAAGAAGCCTGAACTTGGGGATTTTTTCAAGTCTATCGCATCATTGATGGGATAGAGGACGGGGAATATATGCTCAAAGACCTGTTATACAAACGATACGCGAACCCACTGGAGTTGCTAAGCACAATGCGTGCTGGTGACCTGGTGGGTTTTGTTTCGTACTTATTTGAGCAGAAGAACCACGACACATTGTGGAGCATATGGCTTGCTAAAGACATTGAAGAACCATTTGAAGACTTTAAAAAGCAACGTATACCAAACGCACGTAAGAAGGAAATAAAAGAAACGTCAGACGAACAAGCAAATCGGAACATTGAATTTGCCAGTCAGTTCGTTACGGCTAGAAAGGAGGAATAAATATGGCAAGTGAAATTTTTGCCCTGTTTGGTAGTATCGGTCTGAAAGGGTCTAAAGATGTTACGTCTGAATTGGCACAAGTTGATAAAGCAGGTGCTAAAACAGGCGCAAATATGGATAAAAATAGCCAACAAACCGGTAGGTCAGCAACATCTCTAGCCGGTCGTGTTGGACAAACATACACAAACATGGCAGGACATGTTAGTAAATTTGCTCAATCGTCAGCACAGAATTTAGGGCGTGTTGGAGCGAACATGCAGAAGACAGGCCAGTCAATGATGCAATTCGGAAGCGTTGGTAAGGTGGCGCTAGGAGCAGTAGGGATTTCGGCTGGTGGTATGGGTATCGCTGTAGCAAGTGGTATGAAGCGATTAGATAGTTTAGACAAGGCAAATCTGACATTTAAGGCTTTTAATGCCGCTGGAGATAAGTCGTTCGGCGACGTCACCAAAGCGGCTGAACGGATGACCAAAGGCACGACGATGAGTGTTTCTGAATTTGGTAAGAAGGTTGACGAGTACGTGGGTAAAGGAGTACCCAAATCTGCGGCTATTGCAACGACTAGTTTGAATGCGTTTGTGTCTGGTACCTCGGTCGGGATGACGGAAGCGGCTAATGCAACAGCTCGGTTTAATTCAGTTGGTATGGACTTGAGTAAGTCAACTGATACATTTAAAGATATGACGAAGGTACTGGCCGGTACTGGAAATGCCACTAAAGAAAGTATTGACAGTGCGTCTTTGGCGATTAGTCAAATGGCTGGTAAAGGTAAGTTGGATATGGGTAACATGTTGCAACTTATGAACACAATGCCTGAAGCTTTGAATATGGTATCGAAGTCTACAGGTATATCTAGTGAAGAAATCCAAGATGCGATATCTAGCGGTAAAGTAACCTACGAAGATTTTGCGAAAGCAATGCAAGAGCGTGCGACGGAAGTCGATAAATTGTTTGAAAAACAAGGTGGAGTGATGACCCAAACGGGTATCACATTCGAAGGTGCCATAGGTCGAGTACGAGCTTCTATAGCAAAATTTGGTGCGGACATTCTGGAGAATATCGGTAAAGAGGATATAACAAAAGCTATCGGGGACATCTCCGTTAAAATGAATGAAATGAGTAAAGTTGCTGCTCCACTGATCGCCGACGTTGTTAGATTCGGTGTAGAAGCATTCAATATGATCAAGCCATTCGTGCCAATGATTGCTAGTTTTGTTGCTGCAAGTGCTGGAATGTATGCTATGGGTTCTGTGTTAGACAAAGTAGGTGGATTATTTACGGTGTTTTCTAGAAACCCTATTCTAACCATGCTTACGCTTTTGGCGGCATTATTCATTAAAAACTACACGCAAAGCGAAACATTCCGTAATACAGTTAATGGTTTGGTTAGCGTATTCGGAAATGTAATGACCATTTTAAGTCCAGTTATTAACTTATTAGGATCATTCGTAGGTTGGCTTGCAAACGGTGGTGGCGCAGCAACTGTTTTGAGAACAGGGTTGATGGCTGCGGTTGGAGCATTTACTGCATTTATGGCTATCGGTAAGTTAGTTGCGATGATTCAAGGTTTTAAGACAGCGATTATGGCTTCAACTGCCGTTACCAAGACATGGGAACTAGCTACTAAAGCAGCTGCGGTCGCACAGAAGTTATTTAATTTAGCGATGAATGCAAATCCAGTTATGAAAATTATTACTGTGATCACTGCGTTGGTCGGTGTTCTGACGTGGTTCTTCACACAAACTGAAACAGGTAAGAAAGCATGGACTGATTTTGTCGGTGTTGTGCAAGGAATTTGGAATGGACTTAAAGATTTCTTCACTGGATTATGGGACGGCATTGTCGGTATTTTTAACGCAGCTGTCGGATTTGTAGGAGATATCCTTTCAAGTAAATGGGGGCAAATACTCCTATTTATCATCAATCCTTTCATGGGAATCATTAATGCGGTTATCCAAAACTGGGATGCTATCAAACAAGCTTTCAATACAGCGGTTGGCGCAATTAGCGACTTTATGCAATCCTCTTGGGATGTCATAAAATCTATTGTCGAAACAGTTATGAATGCTATTAAAAGTGTTATTGATACTGTGTGGAACAATATCAATACCGTTATTACCACGACTATGAACGTTATTAAGTCAGTAGTAACGACCGTGTGGAATGTAATGAAGACCGTTATCACAACTGTAGCTAACGCTATTAAGAGTGTAGTGGATAAGGTGTGGAATGGCATTAAGAGTACGACCACAAGTGTGTTTAATGCAGTTAAAGCTGTCATTACGACCGTGTGGAATGCGATTAAGTCAGTTATTACAAACGTTGTTAATGGTGTGAAGTCAGTAGTTACTAGTGTTTGGAATGCTATCAAGAATACGACATCTAACGTATTCAATGCCGTTAAAAGTGTAGTAACAAGTGTTTGGAACGCCATTAAGGGGGCCGTTGAAAAACCGGTTAATGCTATCAAGAGTGCTGTGTCAAATGGTTGGAACGCTGTGAAAACTACAACATCCAATCTGTTTAATGGAGTTAAAAATACGGTAACATCAATCTGGAACGGTATTTGGGACACCATTAAGGGTGTTGTGGATAAGATTAAAGGGGCATTTAATTTCAATTTGAAGTTCCCAAAGGTTGAAATTCCACACATTCCTATGCCACATTTTAAAATGAGCGGGTCATTTAATCCTCTGAAGGGTCAAATTCCGAAGGTTGGTATTGATTGGTATGCCAAGGGTGGAATCATGACCAAGCCAACCATCTTTGGTATGAACGGTAATACTATGATGGGTGGCGGTGAAGCTGGTAAAGAAGCCGTATTACCACTTAACGATAAGACTTTAGGTGGTATTGGTGCAGGTATCGCGGACCAAATGAAGGGCAATAATCAAAGCACAGGAGAAGCTACAACTGTATTTTCTGGTGATATGGTGTTCAACGTTTACGGAGTTGATGGTATTGATGAAAAATCGTCTAGCAAGTTTGCCGATGAAGTAATCGAGAAAATCACACGCAAGCAAAACGCACGTAGTCGAACGATTGGAGGATTCGCATAATGAATTACGGAGATTTTGAAATTAACGGATTTGTCGGATCCAAAAATAAAATGATGTTAATGCATCGTATCGACACTAAGATTCCGGAACGTAACTTGTCGTTCAATGACGGTATTTCCGGAATTGACGGAGCAGTTGTGTTTGACGAACGAAATTATAAGAATCGTGTATTCGAAATTTCAATTTTAATTCAAGCCAAGGCATACGATGAACGCGTCAGTCTGTATACAAAGTTTATGAAAGCTTTAGATACAGGGCGCTATGTTCCAGCTGTTTTTTACAGCGATGATAATTATGAATATCAAATTATACGTACATCAGAAGTTAAGACAGGAAAGCCTGGCTTCTTTGACGAAATGGAAACATTAACATTTACTGTAAGTGCAGAACCGTACAAGTATGCACGTAACCAAAAAGCCATCACCGTACCAAAAGACCAAGAAATCGAAGTTGTTAATCCAACTGAGTTTGTCGCAAAACCATACCTTAAAATTACAGGAACGGGCTCAATTACAGTAACAATTAACGGTACGGCGTATCGATTTATGGATGTAAAAGATTCAATTGAAATTGATAGCGCTCTTCAAAGTGTCTACAGGATGGATGCTGGTAAGCTGTTAATGAAAACGCCAAGATGGTTATTGGTCCATTCCCTGAATTGACCCCCGGTAAAAATAAGATACGGATCACTGGTGGTAATGGTGCGCTTGAACCACGATGGAGGACACTATGACACCGATTTTATTTGACAGTACAGCAATTGATTTCAACACAAACGGTTTGGGAACATTGCCTGAACTGTATGATGTGGATATTGAAGAGCAACGTAACGGGTTGTTCCAGTTGAGCGCTCGCTATCCAACGTCAGGGGTACGATATGAGGATATTTCAGAAGGTAAGATTATTCTTGCTAAGCCAAACCCCACAGGAGACTTACATGCATTTAGAATTGTTGTATCAGAAATCAATACGTCGGGGCATTACTTGGATATTGAAGCTGATTCGATTACGTATGATTTAGCCAAAAATCTGGTTAAAAACGTCTCTCTGGAAGGAGATGGCGAAACTGTCATGCGTATGTTGGAAAAGGCAACTATGCATAAACATCTGTTTTCTTTATATTCAGATATTAAGCATGTGAGCCGGACAACGTTTGAATACGTTAATCCTATGGAAGCCATCGCAGGAGTACAAGGATCGTTCCTACAATTGTGGGGCGGTGAGATGAAGCGAGAAAATCGTAAAGTCTCAATGTTAACTAGACGTGGGCGTGATAATGTCACGTCTTTTCGTTTGGGTAAAAACATCAAAGGGCTGAAATATTCTGTAGATACAGGAAGTTTAGTAACACAGATTGTTCCTACGGTTACGGTTCAATCAGGAAATAAAGACCGATTTATCGAAGGGAAGACAGTCACGAGTCAATTTGTAAATAATTATCCGATTATTTACACACATAATGTTGATGTATCGGAGCATGTTTCGTTTCCTGAAGATGCATCTGATGCTGTTATTAAAAAGAAGATTGATGAATACGCAGCTGATTGGTTCACTAAGTCTCAAAACACAGGTAAGGACAAACCAAAAGTTTCGATTGATATTGATGTGTTGAGTTTACAGGATAGCTCAAACTATCAAGATAAGTTTAAAGACTTAGAAACGGTGGAACTTACCGATACAGTCACGGTATATGTCCCTGAATATAAGATTAATGTGACTGCAATTGTTAATGAGTTACATTATGATCCAATTCAAGAACGTGTGACTAAGTTAGTTGTAGGTGTGGCCAAGATGTCATTTGCATCAGCTAATAAGAACAAACTCGATGAAATGAACAATAAAATCACACAAGTACAGCGTGATGCAATTGACGCTGCAAGGTCGGCTGATGGAAAGAGTACAAATTACTACGGAAGAAGCAAACCTACGCACCCACAGGCAGGTGACTTATGGTATTGGACTGATGGTGTTGATTCAGGAATCCGTATTTTCGAAAACGGACAATGGGTTGATTTAGTTGACACGAAGACAGAGAAACGTATTGATTCAGCTGTGGACGACGCTAAAAAAGCAGCCAAAGACTACACGGATAAGCTAAACCAAGAAAATAGAGAGAAAACGGATGAGGCCATTAAGGAAGTGCAAGATGGTCTAGACGAGGTTCAACCTAAAATTGATGAAGCTAAAGATTCGGTGTTGAACGATGTTAATAAAGCGATTGGTGTGGTTGACGTTAAGGTGAATAGCATTACTAGTATTGTCAATAATCCGTCTACTGGACTACAAGCAACACGAGTACAACTTGATAATGCTATCCAGCAAGAAATAAAGAACCGTATAACGGGTGATAGTAATACATTGACACAAGCGAATAATTTTACGTCTAGTCAAATCCAAAGTTCTGAAACGGGTATGAAATCCGCTTTAACACAGACCAGTGACTCGATTATGGCTACAATTAATGCATTGAATCAAGTTGTTGATTCTAGTTTGGTAAGCGGTTTGGACTTGTGGAGAGATACTAATATAAATGACGAAACTCAAGCGACAAGTAAGTGGTTCCTATCTGCTGAAAATAGTTATGAAGGAACTCCCTCAATGGGAATTAACACTAAGGGTGAGGGAAACGCCTATTATTACAAGTCATCACAACTTATTCCCGTAACTGCATTTAGTTCTAGAACTGTTTACACATCTGTGGATATTAAACCCATTTCATTTGGAGACCCCACTAACAGTTATATGCACATCTATTTTAATGAATACGATAAAAACGGAAAGTATATACCGGGGACAAATACAAGTATTTCTGGAGTTATGAACGCGAACTCAACCAACTTTTTGGGTAAATGGTCACAACGTAGAAAGACTATTGCACTAAACGCAGACACGGTATGGGTAAAAATCAGGTATCAAATGCGTGGAGATGGTGAAGCATATGTTGCACGTCCATATATCGGTTCAAGTGAATTGCCTGTTGGTTCATACGTAGCTGGTCCAGTCAGTAACACCTCAACACAATTGCAGTTGTTTAAAGATAATTTTGCATTGGGAATCAAAGATAATACAGGAGAATTAATTAGTGGTATTAACGGAGATACTAGTGGGTTAGTGATTGCAGGTAAGAAATTAGTTATTAACTCAGATACAACCGTTACAGGTGATTTCTATGCAAAGGGTGGTAATTTTAAAAACCTGAATGCCTCTAATATGACGGCGGGGACATTGAATGCTGCAACGGTTAATTTAATTAATCTTAACGCGAGCAATATTACAACGGGTATTATTCGTGGCCCTAACCTAGATATTAACTTGAATAATGGTCTGGTCACGTTCCAAAAAGGTCGTCTATATTCCACTACGGGCACAATTGACATGAACATCGACCAAGGATATTTGTCGGTAGCGAATAACAACACGTCTACTGGTAATAATGTCTTGATTCGTAATGGTGAAATTGCCTTTACACAGCCTAATATCTTTGACCCTTCAAAAGACCCTTATTTGCGAATATCAAATACCTTTGTTGGTAGTTCGTTTGCAAGTGGAGCATTGCAAGCTAAGTATGGTTTCGAACTAAACGTAAAAGGATATGAGTCCAGCATTGTTGATATGGGGGTTCAATCATTAGCAGGTATCAAGTTTGGTAAGGGAAACAGTGGAAATCTTGAAAAAACGTTAGTGGGTGGTGGAAATCAAGGTGTAAAGATTTCAGGTGGTTCAGCAACTACGGGCATGTTGAAATCTAGCCCGTCTATTTATGTTGGTTCTAATCAAGGAGGGGATAAGGCTGGTAATCGTGTCTTAGTGCAGGCTGAATTCTTCAACTCACAGCCAACTTATGCAAAAACTTCGTCAAATGGTGCGAACGTTTACGTTGCTAGTGATGGAGCGTTGGTACGTTCAACATCTGCCAGAAAGTACAAGACAAATATTAAGCATGATGTGCCTATCGTTGATTCAGAGAAGCTACTCGATGTGCCACTTTCTACATGGGACGATATTGCAGAGCTAAAAACGACAGGTAAATCAGACCGATACTTTGGAATGATTGCCGAAGACTTGGCAGACGTTGGACTGGATTACTTGGTAACACATGGCGATGATGGGCAAATTGAAGGTATCGAATATGCTCGTGTAGCTTTGTTACTAGTGCCTTTGGTTAAGCAACTACAACAAGAAATTAACGAATTAAAGAAAGACAAGGAAACTGCCTAATGAATGAAAAGATTATTGAACAACTAGCTTTCAAGATTGCACAACTTGAAGTAACAAATACACAATTAGCAGTGCAGAACGCAGAACTACAAGCTCAACTAGCAGAGACAAGCGAGGTAGAAACAAATGCTTAAAACGAAACGAACAACCAATGTCGAAGGAACTAGTTTTGTAGATGAAGAAGGTACACAACAAATTGCCTCGTTTTACGCTGTCATCTCAAAGACAGATACGTCAATCAACATGAACACATTGAATCAAGAAGAATACAACAAGAACCGTGCAATGGTGCGCAAGGATAAGGCAGAATTTGATGAATATGTGTACAAACTAGAAGATGAAATTCGGGGTAAGTAATGAGTTTAAATGATATGTACTTATTAGGATGTCTAGTGATCTTTGCTGTTGGCATAGACATTATTGTGGGGAATTTGCGTGCGAGTTATGAAGACAAAAACAATTCATCTTCTGGGGGTAAGGGGATTTTAAAAAAGGCAATCATCTTAACCGTTACATTGGCAATGATGTTTTTACTATACGCAGTGACGTCATTTGCTGAATCAGGACATTTGATCACTGCTGTATGTACTGCATACGCAACTGTATTAGCGCCACTTGGGTACCATGAAGTACAGAGTATTCTAGCCAACGTGCAAATGACATTTCCTGATATTCACATCGCAGATGGAATAAACAAATTCTTTAATGTGAAGAGTGAAATCAAAAACAAGGAGAACAAATAATATGAATAAATTTATTAAACAGGCTGCTTG